CCATCACCGTGCTACCAAAGTTTATTGTCACCGTCTTGGCGTTGACGTTGTTGACGATGCCACCCCACGCCGTAATGCGAATTCCCTTGGTATTCGCAGATAGACTGTTGGCGGGTAACGAGTACGTCATCAAATCGTCCGTACCCGCACCGACGTTGCCGACTGCGGTGACGTTGACGTTGGCTGCCCCAATCAGCGTTGCAACGCCGGTGCCGGTACCCATCCCCGCGCTAACCTTGCCAGAAGTTTTTACCTCTGTAATAGCTGTATTTCCGAGGACAATTTGATTGTCGACAGTTGTTGCGGCACCGTTTCCCAGCGCGGTCGCATTGGTCGTACCCGCAGCGACTGTCGAATTGTAGCCAACGGCTGTGTTGTTGGTGACGTTATCGTTGCCGTAGCCAGCAGCGTAACCCACGAAGGTGTTATTGCTGCCGGTATTGAAGTTTCCACCGGCAGTCATGCCAACCATCGTGTTGAAACTTGAAGCACCAATGAGAATGTTGCCAGATTGATACCCAATCCCAACATTGGCCTGTCCAGTGGAGGCATTTTTCAGCGCATCACCGCCAACGGCTGTATTGAAGCCGACGGTTGTTTGTGCTTGCAGTGCGTTATATCCGATGCCGACCGAGTATTGTCCAGTGGTATTGGCATTGAGTGCAGAAGCACCGAAGGCTGTGTTTGTTGCAACTGCGGAAGCACCAAGACCAGCAATAATGTCGCCCTGTAACTTGATTCTTCCGGTAGTCTTAACTTCGGTGACGCTGGCGTTGCCGAGGGTGACCTGATTGTCGAGCGTGCCGGTTGCGTCATAGCCAAGAACTGTTCTGTTGGTGGCGTTGGCATCATTGACATCTGTGCTTTCGCCAATAAGCGTATTCTGCACTCCGGTTACCAAACTAAAGCCGGTGACGCCGCCTAACGCAGCATTGGAATTGCCGGTAGACAAATTCAACAGCGACCGACCGCCAACCGCCGTGTTGTTGTAAGCGCCAGAAACGGAATTCTTCAGCGCCTGCGCCCCGAAGGCGCTGCAAGTGCCGCCGAAATCCTGAAGTTTAAGAGCCTCAAATCCAAACGCGGCATTATAAATGCTACCGGTATTTGTCAACAGAGCATTGAAGCCGAAGGCGGTGTTTCCGTCAGTGCCGCCAGCTACTTGTGACATCATCGCATTAGCACCAAAGGCGGTGTTGCCGCTGCCGGTTGTTTCATTGAGAAGCGCGTTGGAACCACAGGCGGTGTTGTCATTTCCCGTCGCAGCCGTCAATGCCAAATAGCCTATTGCGGTAACGCCGGTTCCACCAAGAAGATTTCTGGCAGCAGAATGCCCCATGGCAACATTGTTGCTGCCGGTAGAAAACTCCAACGCACCAGTTCCAATGGCTATATTTTGCGACCCGGATACATTGTTGGACAAAGCAACAGCGCCGAACACCACGTTGTACGAGCCAGACTTCAAGGCGTTTAAGGCAAACGCCCCCACGGCAGCATTGTAACTACCAGTGAATGCTGCACCGCCGCCAAGACCGATGGCATTTGCACCAATCGCTGTATTGGCCGCGCCGGTTGTACACTCGACTAGGGTATTGTTCCCGAAGGCTGTGTTTTGACTGCCCGATGTTGTTTTGTTGAGGGCGGCGTTACCATACGACGCGCTGCTGACGTCTAGGTTCTTGCCACCGTAGTAAACGGGTAGTGGGCCGATGAAAGTCCCACCCGTGAGCGGCATTTTTGAATCATCGCTGACGGCATTTTGTATGTAGAAAAATCCCTGTGACGAGCCATATCGCAGAGTAACCGGGACATTGGCACGCAAATCACTTGCCACTGGCAGCGCGCTGCTACCATAGCGACGTATTTCTTTGACACCAAGACCATTTACATTGATGGTGGTGGTACCGGCTGCATTGCTGACGGCTGGCCGGAAGCAAATCTCCATGCCGTCGGCGTATGCCGTAGGAACATAGGGCAACGTAACGACATGCGCCTGTGCCGTGCCGGTGCCGGTCACATAGTTGATGGTGCGGTTTTTTATTTCCGCTTCATTTGGCATCTTGTTGAACGCAGCCGTCACCGCCGCGCTCAAGTTGTTGAGCGACGAAGACCGAGCAATGGTATTCGGTGAGATTGCAGACTGTGGTGTGTATAGATCGCTCATCGGGTTGTTCCCCAAATTGAATACTGCAAGATCACTGCTTGAATTGTGAAAACCTCATCAATGTCGTCAGTGTGATAAAAGAAAAAGCCAATGTTGTTGCCAACACCATCAATCTGTGCGAAGGGCGCTGATACAACAGCACCATCCCAAAAGAACTGTTCCCAAGTGGATATATCCCAATACCCGCCAGAGTTTGAAGCGAAGACCGCGTAGGTGCTGGTCTCTTGGTCTGCACCATAATCGAAGTCGGTGGTGATATTCAACAGAAACTGTAGCGGTGTGTCCATCTCCAGCGTGATCTTGCGAAAACGCTTCTTCTTCGTGGGCGACTTGAAGTAATTGAAGGGCAGACGCAGCATTGACTCGATGGCGGTGCCATCATGGCTGGTGCTGGAATCGAGAAGGTAGGCATGACCCTTGGTTGCGTCGGTCGGGTCGAGGCCGCCGACATAAATCAATTCTTTGTTGTTTGTTGAGTCACCTGTTGCCTGACAGGTGAACTGGTGTGGTAGGTAATAGGTTGTCCAACCGGTGGGCTTGCCCTGATAAAAGGTCATGGCCAGAACAGTTTTGTCGTCAAAGAAAATACGAATCATGCTTTTGACGTGGGATACGCAGACAAACAACGCTTTGCGGGTAGATGCGTTGAAAAACGGGTCGACGTTCTTCGATAGCGCATCACTATCGTAATCTCCGAATTCTTGAACTTGCGCCAGTTGGAATAGGGCGTGGTCATCAACAAACATCACGCTGCCCTGCAACTCAGCCATGCAGCGCGGGACTGCACCTGTGCCAAAAGTCAATTTCTTGAGGTTCCACGTCGACGGCCCTGAACCATACATGATTGATAACGAGTCGCGCCCAGCAATGACGAGCGTATCACCGCGATGTGAGTACAAATTCGTGACGTTATCGCCCATGGCGATTTCGTTCGCGCCGGTGATCGGAGTCCACACAAATGGTGACGTGACCCCGCTGTTTTGGACGCTGTGCAGGAAGGACAGCCACAGGTAATTCTTGTGGGCAGCAATATGCTGCGGTGTATCTGTCGTCATACCGGTGGAAATTGGCGAAAAGACGTCGCCAGTATCGTCAAACTCAAAGGCGCGGTTCTTTCCGTCACAGCCATACATGCGGCGGGTACCGGTGCCACCGGCAAAGTTGTAAATTACAGTCTCAAAGGTGCCGCTTGGAGCCAGAGCGATGACCGTCTGGATTCCTGATAGTGTAAGTACCCCGCCGCCGGTGGAAGTTGCTGCGCCAGCACCGTAGTTACCGCCGCCGCGTGCGCGAATGACCATTCGACCGGTATTCACGCCGGAAAGAAGTGTTCCGGTTTGCACAATGAGTCGCTTGATGGTGGAAGTCACCCCACCCTGTGTCAAAGTGTCACCCTCGCCAACGCTGGTGTTCGCGTTCGAGAAAGAAATTTCCTCGTCGAAGGCAATCAGTGTCCAGCCACCAGCTTCTGCGCGGTACATCTGCGCTTTTGTGGGCGCAACAAGGTCGTTTTGCCACGCATACAGCTTGCCGTTGTAGATGGACAGCCCGAGCGGCGCTCCGTAGCCCGGAAGGGCTGTTATAAGCGTTCTCTTGACCGATTCGCGCAGGTATCTCAGGGCCGTTTTATAGTATGTGTCACCCGGCGACTGCAAATCAGTCCCGGCGGCAGGGTTGATGGTGGCCAAATTCACGGCGGCGACCAGCAAATTCTCATTGTTGACGAAGGTTCCTGACGATACGCTGATATACAGGTCTCCTGCGCCATCACCGCCAGCCCAAGACCCGCTCGTCAGCACCGGATTGGTCAGCACAATGCCAATCGCGCCGGAAGTTGCGCCGGTTACGGTATTGCCCTGCACGATAGGCGTGACCCCACCGGAGAAAAAGTGGGCGACGATGTATGTATAGCTGGATGTCAGCGCCTTGCCGTTGTAGCGTTCGTACCCCTTCATGCGAGAGTACCCGCCACCAATACGGCATTCGTAGTTTTGCGCCAGTATGGCTGCGCCGGGATTGAGCGTTATTGGTGGGTCAACGATGTTGAGTCCACCGGCGCAGCGAAAAACCTGCGAATCTACCCTGCTGAGATTTATGCCAGCGGACATGGCTGAACCTCGGTCTCATAAAGAGTTTGGGTCGAAGTCATGGCACGATTTAAGACTGCAAACTGCCTCTGTGCTTGGGCGATAACCTCGCCAGCCGATTCATAATAGCCGTAGTATTCGAGCGCCTTCCAGACGATGGCCATGTGATAGTCAGCAGGCATGGATGGAACTTGCGCGTCGGCAGTCGGACTCACGTCGGCGGAAAGAATGGTGGCGATTTTCTCATAGGAGAATGTGACCTGATACGCAAGGTCGGGCATCGCGTTGAACTGTATGGCCTTCTGCGATGGGTATGCGGCAGCGTTGTAGATTTCCGTCAACTCGCTTGGGCGAGCATTGGATGGCCCGATGTTCGCGCCATACTTTTCGCGCCATCTAGGGTACGACAGGACGCCCATGAACGCCTTGTCGTTGGTAATGAGCAAGTTTTCAATGCGCCAATCCTTCGGGTCAAACTTGCGGACATCCGTAAGACCCCAATCCAACTGGACTCCGTACAGACTTTGGCCGACGACCAGCACCTTACTGGCCTCTGTTTTCATAAACAGCCAATCGTTACGCATCAACTGTATTTCTTGCCACGCATTCGTGATGAAACCAACCAGCCTGTTAGTCAGTCCGGTCTGTCCAACAGTCGTGACAATGGTGGGGCCAGCGACCCCACCCTTGAGTTGTAGCTCCCTGACGAGTTCAAGGAATGTCACGCAGTTTCCCTCGCGCTTTCACGCGCCTGTTTCAACTGTGAGCGCGCTACGTCGGCAGGCATCGGGCCGTCCAGAATCTGGAACGGGTACGATTGCACCATGCTCGGCTGCCTGTTTTCCACGTTGTCGTCTTCGGCTTCGTAGTTGATTTCTTCCGCGTTGCGAAGGGCTTCAACCACGCACGCCGGGACGTAGGCGGCCATGCCGCGCCGAATGGCGTACTGCACGCCATTGACCGATACCGGCACCGGGTCGATGGAATTGCGAGCCAGCTTGTCGACCTTGGCAATCATGATCTTGAAGTGTGGCTCATGGCGCTGTTGCCCTTGTTCGGCGGCTGTTGCCTGCAGCGGCTCCTTGTCTTCCGGGCGAGGGGATTTTTTCTTCGGTTCCATGTGCTACTCCTTATCCGACAACCGAGGCCGCGTATTCTTGGGCGGCTTCAGGTGTGCTGTGGTTGATGGTGCAGGTTCCGCCGTCGGGATATGTCGTCACCGTGGTGGATGATTCAAGCAACAGTTCAACAGTTACGCCGTCTGCTCCGGCTTCCTCTGGTGCTTCATTGGTAGATTTCTTCTTTGTGACCATGGTAGTTCCTTTCAAAAAAGGGGTGGGCGAATACCCACCCCCGTTTCACTGCGAAGCCCCAATTACGGGGTATTGGTGGTACCCGGCAGGTACTGCAGGTCTTGGAACGTGAACGTGCAGCCAGCCTTGTCCAGCGCATCGGTAGCCGCCGTAAAGGTTGTTGCGCCGTTGGTCACGACCTTGATGTAGCCAATCGGGCAGAGCGTCGACGGCGCATCAGGGAGTTGACCTGTACCAACCTGTGGCAAGTTGCTGTCCGCTGTGTACCACGTCACGCCGAGGAATGAACTTTGGATACAGTTCACGACGCCAGCGGCGTCCTGCGTGATGAGGTAGTAGGCGGTGGTGCTGATCGGCTGGACGATGAAGCCAGACTGACCATTCACCTTTTGCTGCGCCGCCGCGAGGGCCGTCAACACTTGGGCCGCAAGAGCAGCCTTTGTGTAGAACAGGCCGTCGATGATGTAGTTCGACGCGCCTGTGGTTTTGACGGTCAATGCGGCACCGGCATTGATTGCGAGCGTGACCTTGGTGGGGCAGTTGGTACCCAAGAGTGCGCGCAGCGCCATTGCGGAAATATCACTGAGTCTCATTTGATTCCTTTCGTGCCGGGGAGGGACTGACCCTTCCCCCAGCGATTGGTGGTGGGCTGACGAGGCCCACCGGATTTACGTCAGTGTTACAGAGCGGTGACGCCCACTTCGATGCGCTGCATCCACGACTCGTTGAGCCGCACGCAGTTGTAGTAGGTCTTCCACGACACATAGCCGCGTTGACCTGCCGGGTCGGACTTGGACGGAACGCCCGGATTCAGCACCATCGGGGTGATGGCGTCGGCACCCTTGACCGTCACGGCACCGAATGAATCCTTGGCCATCACGATGATCGGGTACACGTCGACGTTCGCACCACCGGCGCTCAACATGCCGTTGAGGGTGCCAGAACCGCCAGCCAAGAATGGCACCAGCAGAGGCGACGCGACGAAGCGCACGTTCTCGACGGTACCGAGTTCCTGTTCACAGATCAGCTTGCGGCTGCCGTAATCGGAGTTCTTGGTGAAGCCGGTGAGGTCACGCACGTCGGCAGATGCGTCCGTGTGGCAGACGGCAACATACGCCGCCTCAACAGACCGCGTGCCGATGTTGGTGCTTGGCCCCAAGATGTCGCGGATAACCTTGCCGCGCTGGTTCTGCAGGGCGCGAACAGCTTTGCGAACAGCGTTCAGGGTGATCTTGGTGTTGACGCCGACGCGAGTCGTGCCGTTGCCGTAGATCACACTGGTGCCGCCGCGCAGGACGCCCCACGCAACCGATTCTTGGGTTTCCGCTGCCTGCTCGCCACAGAGTTCCGTGGCGTTCGCCAGCACCGGGTCTTCCGACAGGTCGTTCACACGGTCTGTGATTTCGACGATGCCGATCCATTGCTGAAGCTGGCAGGACACGTCCTGATAGTTCAACTGTTGAGCCGGAGGCGTAACGCCCTCGGTTGCTGCTGCCGTCAGGGCCGCGAACGGGATGGCACGGCGGAACTTCACCGTATCAGCTTTGTTCTTGGGAATCGGGCGCTGCATTGCGAGCAGGTTCAACACGATGATCGGCTGGGCATGTGCCAGCATTTCATCAGCCGCCCATGCCGCAGTACGTTGGCTTATTGAGCCATAACTGGTTTGCATTTGCTTCTCCTTAGATTGGTTAGGCCGTCATTGCTTCCTTGCGCTCTCGCTTGGCCCGGTAATACTCGAAGGCGGCGGCGAAGTCGCTTGGTGCGCTGGCGGTGGTTTCCGTGCTAGGACGGCTGTTAGGCACGCCCTGTGCATCTTGAAGTTGCTGTTGGCGTTTGGCAGCAAGAGTGGATGCGGCCTGTGGGGCGGCGGCTCTCGCGGCGGCTGGCGCTGCTGGCGTACTTGATGCTACTGCTGGTTTGAACCCGGTCGCGGACGTGAAGAAGTCCAGCACCGCTACCGCGTCTTCCGGTGCATTGCTGGCCCCCAAGTTACGAATGGATTCGGGCTGCTTGCTGAACCACTCCTTGAAATCGTCGGAGTTCACAGTTTGCTTCCACCCTTGGTGAGCGGCCTCGACGGCGGCTTCATTGGTTTCTGCAATCCGTGTCTCCCGATCTTTAGCGAGCGGGTCGATTGCTGCTTTCACACCTTCAACCAACTCGCGGATTTCGGCCATTCTGGCTTCAACCCCTTTGTTGATTTCTGGATACAGTTCGGCGAATTTCTGCGCCTCGTCGGACGCCACCCCTGCTGCTTTAGCGGGAGCCGGGGTGGCCTTGCGTGCTTCCTGCAGCTTGCGTTCATAGGCGTTGACCTGTGAACCCATCCGGGCCAGCTTCTCACTGTCCTTCTGCCGCTCCACTTCAAGGCGCTCGTACTCAGCTTTAGCCTCTGGCGGTAGCGAATCGAACCAAGCTGGGCGAACTTTGGCGGCTGGGGCGGCTGGAGTGGCAGCAACAGTGGCCGGTGGTGCGGCAGCAACAGGCGTCGCTGGGGAGTCAGCGGATTGCGGCGCAACAACTTCCGGGGGCGCTGCTGCTTCCACTCCAGCGCGCTTGGCTTCACGAGCGGCAGCAAACTCGCTGAACGCCGTGTCAAACCCGGCCTTGTCCTTGGTCTCGTCAACCATGTGGCCATCGGACACATTCTGATTGAACGCGGCAACCTCGGCTGATTCGGCTGGGTCTGTGTTCGATGCGGGTACAGTTTTGTTCATGGCGTTACTCCAGAAGGTTGGTTATTCATAGATGCCACCACCCACGCTGGGCGGATTAAGCACATTGGCGCGACGTTGCAATGCAAGGAACTCATCAAGCTCCTGAATCCTGCCCCGCAATATGTTTGCCCTGCCTGCGTTCTCATCAGCCAGCACCAGTTGAATGAACAGTTCCTGCCTTCTGACTGAAATGTACTCCAGAATTTTCCGCCATTCAACAGACTGGTAACCGAAACTCGCCATAATCGACGCGGCACTAAACGGTGGTGAGGGCTTACTTGTTGCTTGATTCATCATATTCCGCTCCCCATGCGGTACTTGACGGCAATCTCGGACATCATCGCCTTGGTGTCGGCGTCAATCTCCATCTTCTTGAGGCCAAGGGTGACCCGCGCTTCCTGCTCGCTGATCTTGTCCTTCTGTGCCAACTGCATGACCTTGATGTGGTCGGCACGCTCCTGCTCGGCCATGCTGACCTTGAGGGTTTCGTACTTCAACTGCAACTCGGCGGCCTTCAACTGGTTAATCGCCGGGTCAGGCGGCTGTTGTGCTGGCTGTGGTGGCCCCTGTGCTGCGGCAGCAGCCTGCTTGGCGCGGTCATCCCGGCGCTTCTGTACCTCGTCCTTGGTGCGGAGTACGCTGTCGGTGCGCTGATTCTTGAACACCGCCGTGACGTACTTCTCATCATCAATCCAATCGCCGAGTTCGGGATTCTGGAACAGGTTGGCCGCTTGCAGCAGCGCCTGCGTCTGTGACTCCTTCTCCATCAGGACAGATGACCCCAGCGCCACGACGTTGTAGTCGCCCTTAATGTCGTCCCGACTGTTGAACTGCATGTTCCAATCGTACAGCCGGGGGATGAACGTCAGGGTAATGTCGTCGTCGTAAGACTTCACAGCACGACGCAGCACCACGTTGGCCGCATTCATCAGAATCGTCATGCCCTGTGCGGTCTGCGTGGCGTTGCCTTGGTTGCCCTGTGCAATCTGCGACAGATTCGTTTCCTCGTCGGACAGCCGCACCGCCACGTTGAATATCTCCATCAACTCGGTCATGTGGGAGTCAATGCTGAATGCCTCGAAACATTCCTTGATGGAACCTTCCCCGATCTTGTCCCAAGTCTTGCGCGGTTTCAGCTTCGGGTCACCGTCCAGCGGAACCACCTTGGTACGGTCGATCACAATCTGTGGGCCTACCGACAGCCCCGCATTGTCGATCACCATGCGCCATGAGGCATTGGCCACCGCCTGCGATGCCCGAAGCAGCCATGGGTACCCATACCCGAAGATCGAACTGTCATCCTTGGCACAGTAGCAGGCCGAGTATGGCCGGTCGCCGGTGTCCATCGGATTGATGACCGCCTTTAGCACGACGTTCTGGCAGAACCACACCACGCCCTCGTACTCGGTCAGGGCATCCTCGTCGACCTTGACCCCCATGCTGGCCAGATCATCCTTGTCGATGGGGCCGTGGTACTCCCATACCTCGTACCGGTTGTCCTCTACAGACTGTAATCCGCTGATGGCGCGTATCCGGTTCAGGTGGCTGGCCGTGTTGACCGGCTTGGACGTCGACTCCAGAACCTCGCGCACCGCCCTCTTGTCGAACCCCGGCGTCTTCAACAGGTCACGCAACTGTCGCCGCGTCATGTAGTGCCGCTCGAAGATGAACTCACAGTCCTTGATTCGGGTGGCAGACATATCGGGGAAGAAGTCCCATGGCGAGACCCGCATGGCCCCCGGCTTGGTTTCCTCGACGGTATGCAGCGTGTACCCGCCATCCCCCCGCATCCACGCCTTCCGCGTCTTGCCGACGATCACCGGCCCCTTGAGGATGCCGGTACCGTAGATTGCCATATCGTCGATAATGTCCCGCTGCACCGGATTGTAGCCAGCCTCGGCTAGTTGGTCGGTCATCTCGGTCATCATCAGGTCGCAGGCATCCTCTGCCGCCTTCTCGATGCCTGCCGCCATATCCTTCGCCAGTACGGGGTGGCCCTGATCGGTCACGACCGCCTTGCCTGCTGGCGTCACGAGCGGCGAGTCATCGGTCTTGGCCTGTACCAGTTCCGGCACCGGCGTCGGCTTGATGCCGAAGTTGGCCCCATCAGTCGGCGCAATCATATCGGCCATACGGGCGCTGAACGTATCAGCCTTCGGTCGGGTGACATTGACGAATGCCTGCGAACCCCCGGCATTGATAATCTCTTGCAGCTTCTCTGGCGGGTAGACCCCGTTGTACTGTTGCAGGTCGAGTATCCACCTGTCTTCGATCACCCGCCGCTTGGCCACCTGCTCTTGGGCCTGCATCGCCAGACCACTGCCCAACAGTTGCCGAGCCTCGTACTGCTTCTGCGCCAACTGTTCGGCCTCGTCGACAGCCTCATCGTCCGGCAGGAAGGCACCGTCCATCGCCATTCGGTCTCTGGCCAGCGCCGCCTCGTCGCGTTGTGTGTTCAGGTCAAGCATGTGCGCCCCCCGGCAGGATTCCCTGCATTGAAGTATCGAATAGGGCTGGGGGTATGGTCTGACCCCGGTATTCCCGGCACCATGCATACTAGAAGTATGGTAATCACGTCAATACCCCACGTCCCGGTCGCCGATGTAGACCACGTTCTCATGCCGCGCTGTGGCTCTCGGCTTGGTGGTAGCCTTGCGGCGCATCATCACCGCGATACGGGTGGCACTCATCAAGTCGTCACTAACCT